GAATGTTTAATGACTTAAAATGGGAATTAAAAAATATGTATAGATGGTCTTATAATAGTGCCTCAGAAAGTGAACTGTTTAAAAGTATAAAAGATGTGATAACATCATTTTTAGGTTCTGAAGGTGATTGGGATGAAATTAAAAAAGGTGAGAAAGTAGATCATATATTAAAATTTGATGTCACTAATATATTTTACCCATATTTAAAACTTTATGTTGAAGCCACAGGTAAATTTCCATTCGATAATGCAAACTATTTTTTAGAAGTTCTAGATGAAGTTTTGATTGAACAAGGTAATGAATTGAGTGCACCGAATGTTGATAATTTTTATCCTGATAGTAGAATGGTAGAAGAGGATATGACAGAAAACGTAATTTCTAATCTATAATGAAAGTAATAATTAATAATAGACAACATTTACTTTTGGTTGAGGATAGCCAAAAATGGGATAAATTTATTCAGTATTTTAACAATAATACAATGAATAAAAATACTAAGGAGTGGTTAAATGATTTTTTCAATACGTTTAATTTAAATAAAGAAACTTTATTAAATAGTGAATCACTCTACAATATATTTTTAGATTTTTTTAGGAAAAATGTTGATTACTATAGTAATAACCTTATGGAATATGGGGAAAGGATTACAGAAATATTTGATTTAATTAGTGAAAAAGAATCTAAACGAATTTTAAGTAGTAATGGTAATCCATTAGAAAAAATAAAACAGTTATTATTATTAGAGAAAAAGTTTCCTTGGAAATATAAAAATGTTATGTTAAAGGAGGTTGTTGATGGGTTATTATATGATGTAGTAGAATACTCCTTCAAAAATTATAACCCTATTGATGCAATAACACAATTATCTATTATAAAGGATAAGATGGGTATTAGTAGGTCAGAAGGTATGGTACCATTAGTTAAGGACTTTGCATCTAAAAATGGTTTAGTATTAATACCAAAACATAAAGGAATAACATTTAAAAAGGGGGATGAATCGAGAATTAGGGATTTAATAAATTATATTAAAGATGTACCAATTCTACCTAAAAAAACTAAAAGAGGTTTTTTAAATTACATTAATCAAACTGAAAGTGGTGGTCAATTATCTACTTTTTGGAGTGCCGCCAATCAATCTGGTATAATACAAAAAGTAGGTGGCGGTAATAATGTTACTTATGAATTAGGTCCGAACTACAAAGACTGGGAAGAAGGTAAAGTAGTAGCGTTTTAAATTAAAAATATATGGATAGAGGGGAACAACTAAAAATATTCGCTCGTTGTTTAGGCGAACCAATATATGCAATCGAAACTTTTTTAAAAACATTCGATTTAACACAAAAAGGTATGGTACCTTTTAATTTGTTTCATAAACAAAAAGAAATAATTAAATCTTATGAAAAGTATAATCGTAACTTAGTAACCAAACCTAGACAGGCAGGTGTATCAACTACCACTGCCGCATATATTGCGGTTAAAACCGCGTTTGGTGATCCAGATAACCCCCATAAAGTACTAATACTCGCCAATAAACAAACATTGGCACAGGAATTCTTAAAAAAAATAAAAGATTTCTTAGACCAAATACCTTATTGGGTATGGGGATTGGATGAGGGTACGGATTATTTAGAAATTAATTCTAAGGGACATTTAAAGTTAAAATCTAATGGTTGTGAAATTAGGGCATTAGCAACATCAAAAGATGCCTTAAGGGGTTTTACGCCAACATTCTTAGTTATGGATGAGGCTGCCTTCATCGATAATGGGGCAGATGTATTTGGGGCTGCATTAGCATCCTTAGGTACAGGTGGTAAAATTGCATTAATATCTACACCAAATGGTATGGACCCATTATACTATAAAACTTATGATGGTGCCAAAAATAAAGATAACAACTTCAATGTAGTTGAAATGAAGTGGTATCAGGATGTTAGATACAACAGAGGATTATTTTGGGTTAGGGGAGAAAATGAAAAGATAGAATGTAAAACTTTAAATAGGACTAAGTTGAGGTGGGAATATTTAGATAAAATATATGAAACTGATGAATCTACCATAGATTATTATGAGGTTATGGTGAAAGAGGGGTGGAAACCTTTATCCCCTTGGTATGAAGAAATGGCGGCAGATATGGGTGATCCTAAAAAGATTGCACAAGAGTTAGATGTTTCATTTATTGGTTCGGGTGGTAACGTAATAGATGATGAATTTATCTCTTATCACGAAGAGAATTATGTTAAAGATCCAGAATTTTCTGCAGAATTAGAGAAAGCGATGTGGATTTGGAAGAAACCTGAGGTGGGTCACAAATACATAATGGGTGTGGATGTTAGTAGAGGTGATGGTAAAGATAGTTCTACTATAGTCATTTTAGATTTTGAGAATTTAGAACAGGTTGCAGAATTTAAATACAAACTACCACCAGATATGTTGGCAGAAGTAGTTTACAAATACGGTAATATGTATAATGCCTACACAATAGTTGATATTACTGGTGGTATGGGTGTTGCGACAGTATTAAAACTGTTAGAAATGGAATATAACTTCTTACACTATGACGACCCTAAAAGTAGAAAGTTATCTGAAAAGTACGCAAAAACAAAATATAATGAAGGTGATAAAGTTCCGGGATTTAATGTGGGTAATACTAGACTACAATTAGTTTCTGAATTTGAGGAACATATAAGAGAAAATAAAACTATAATAAGATCTCATCGTTTAATTTCAGAATTGAGGACTTTTGTATATAAAAACGGTAGACCCGATCATATGGAGGGTTATCATGATGATATAATAATGGCTTATGCTATGTGTATCTTTATAGTACAAACATCATTCAAAAAATTAGAGATGGTTGAAAAACAAACTAAGGCTATGTTAGAGAGTTGGATAAACGTTAATAATAAAACAGTTGCCCCACTATTAGAGGATCAGAAGTATGTAAATCCATTCTATACTAACACACCAACATACCACCCTAAACAAGGGAATAATAGTAATAACGACAATGGTGAGTACAATTGGTTGTTTGGTAGGAGATAGTATTTAGTTTTTTTTGATATTTATTATAATAGTAATAAAGTATAAAGATAAAAATGGCTAGAAAAACGATATTCCAACAGTTAAATGATTTATTCGGTCCTGAAGTAAAAAGGGCTCAAAATAAGTCAAGATATTCCATAAATGATAAAGAACTTCTTAAAACTAAATCTAAGGAGGATTTTGAATTTGAGAAACTTAAAAGACAACAAGATACATACTTGTCAAATATGTGGCAGAAAGTTGATAATGAAATATATCAACACTCCATATATTACGAAACAACTAGATTGGCATCATATGCAGATTTTGAGGGTATGGAATTTTTCCCAGAAATTGCTGCGGCATTAGATATTATGATGGAGGAATCTACAACTTTAAATTCAGAAAATAAAGTTTTAAATATATTCTCTGAAAGTAGAAGGGTGAGAAGAATCTTAGAAGATTTATTTTTTAATAGATTAGATATACATACCTCATTACCTATGTGGACAAGAAATACTTGTAAATATGGTGACAATTTTTTATTCTTAAATATTGATAGTGATGAAGGTATTACAGGTGTTAAACAATTACCTAACATTGAAATTAGTAGAAAGGAGAATGAAGGGTTTGAGGGTAATACTACTATTAAAGAAAATGATAAATTTAATCCGGTCACATTTATTTGGGGTCAAAGAGATATAGAATTTAATGCTTGGCAAATTGCCCATTTTAGATTATTAGGTGATGACAGAAGGTTACCGTATGGTACATCTATGTTAGAAAAGGCTAGAAGAATATGGAAACAATTATTATTATCTGAAGATGCGATGTTAATCTATAGAGTAACTAGGGCACCAGAGAGAAGAATATTTAAAATATATGTCGGTAATATTGATGAGAAGGATGTCCCAGCATATGTAAACAAAATCGCAGATAACTTCAAAAGAAGTCCAGTTATTGATCAAAAAACTGGACAGATAGATACTAGATATAATCAAATGGCACAAGATCAAGATTATTTCATACCTGTTAGGGATCCAAACGCACCAAGTCCGATAGATACTTTGGCGGGGGCAACAAACCTTTCTGAAATAGCAGATATTCAATACTTACAAAAAAAGTTATTTACTGCACTTAGAGTACCTAAACCTTTCTTAGGGTTTGAGGAGGCGAATGGTGACGGTAAAAATTTGGCGTTGCAAGACATTAGATTCGCTAGAACTATCAATAGGATACAACAATCTATAATACAAGAACTTAATAAAATTGCAATTATACATTTATATATTTTAGGTTTGGAAGATGAGTTAGAAAATTTCTCACTTTCCCTTAATAACCCATCTACACAAGCAGAGATGTTGAAGGTTGAACAAACTCAATTAAAAGTAACGTTGTATAAGGATTCTGTAGCAGACGCAGGTAATGGTTTTGGTGCAATGTCTATGACTAGAGCCAAAAAAGAAATTTTAGGTATGTCTGAAGAAGAAATTAGAAATGATTTAGAACAACAGAGATTAGAAAAGGCAGCAGCAGCGGAGATGGAACAAACCGCAGAAGTTATTAAGAAAACAGGATTATTTGATAGGGTTGATAAACTATATGGGGACTTTGATGCATTATTATCAGGTGCTGGTGAAGCCGAAGCAGGTGCTGGTGGTGACACAGGTGGTGCAGATATGGGAGCAGGTGGAGATATGGATGCTGGTGCGGAACCAGCCGCAGAACCTGCAGCTGCAGAACCAGCAACCACAGAATCTTTTAGAAAAGATGGTACTTTATTAACTGAAGAAAAAAGAAGAAAATACGATGAAAAAACTAAAAGATATCAAGGTATTTATTTAAGGAGATTAACTGAAAGTTTACAAAATAACGAACACGTTTACAATTTAGATTCTGTTGAAGAGGGTACTGATATATTGAATTCAAAAATTAGTGAGATGACTAAAGAGATTGATAAACTAACTAAATAAGTTTTTTTATAAAAGTTTAATATTTATTATAAAAACTAACACATGGAAAATTTTGGCAATATAAAAGACACTTTTAAACAATTAATGATTGAGTCTATAATTAATAAAGATGAGAAGGGTAAAAAATTGTTTAATAAGTTTTTAAAGACTATCGGTGAAAACAAAACATTAAAAGAACAGTATTTAATCTATAGTAATTTACAAAATAGAAAATTTGATGATTCTTCTGAGTCTAAAGAATATATTAAAGAGAATATAACCCTATTAAAATCGTTGAATAAAAATCATATTAATGGTGGTAATGAGTATTTTTCTAAATTACTTAAAGGAGTAGCCTTAGTTAAAGAAAATCAATCATTCTATAACGATATAGATTTTTTATTAAAAACTGATAAAAACGCATCTAACATAGATAAAATACAGGAATCTATTAATAACATATCTAAAAGAATGTTAGAAAAAGATATAGAAGAAACTGTAGTAACAGAATCTATAGGTTTACCACCAAGTATGTTGGCAAATATTTTAGTATCTAAATTCAACTCAAAGTATTCTGAAATAAACGAAACGGAAAGAGAAATTATAAAAACAGTTTTAAATGGTAATAAAGATGAAAAGAAATCTTTATTCGAATCTGTTAAAAGAGAATGTATAGATAATATAGATAACAAATTAAATGAATCCTCCGATATTGAAATAAAAGATAAGTTATTAAAGGTAAAAGATAAATTATTAAATACTAACTTCGATTACGAAAACTTCAATTCACAGATAGGTAAAATTTACAATTTAAAAGAATCGATAGATTAAAAAATGAACCCCTCCGAAAGAGGGGTTTTTTATTTATATAATTTGACTAATAACTATTTTAATAGTATAATTACATAAACTTTAAATAACAAAAAATGAAAAATTTTATGAATGAAATTAGGAAAAGAAATCAAATTAGATTTATTAGAAAACTATAAAACAAAAATCGGTACCGTAAATAATAAAGAATCAAAAAGTTTATATTTAAACTTTTGTGCGTGGGGGGAGTTAAAAGAAGAAGGCGAAAATTTTAACTACGATTTTTTCTTAAGTAATATAAGAAAAAAAATAAAACAAAAAATAAGTAATACAGTCAACAAAGAATTATTTCACGAAAATAAATACATTGTAGATTTAGATATGAGAACTTCAGGGTTAAATATTAATAAAAGAAGTTTTATGTCTTGTGAAATAACATTATATCAGAAAAAACATTTACCCATAAATAAAATTAATATCGTAGAAAATAGTAAAAAAATAATCTATGATGTCGTAAATGAATGTTTAGAAAATAATCCAGTTTTTACTTTCCATAAATCTAAAAAGTAATTTTTTACCACAGTGGTATATTTATAATAAAAGTATAACACTGTTATGGAAATTCTTAAAAAAAACGAAATAAATAAAAAAGGTATTCTTGTCGAATATGACGCAGGATACATTTCCCCAAAAGATAATAGACATTTTGTAAATGAAATGTCAAACTTAACCAAAGGTCAACCTATTATAGAAGAACCTTTGGTTGTTTATGCCGTAATGCAAAAGTATGGTGTAGAGAATAGAAATGGTAGAGTATACCCAGAGGCTATCTTAAGAAGAGAGGCAGAAAACTATCTAAAATTAATCAAAGAAAAAAGAGCATTAGGAGAGGCGGATCACCCAGAATCTTCTATAGTTGCCGTAAGTAGAATTTCACATAACGTAGTCGATTTATGGTGGGAAGGTAATGTACTAATGGGTAAGTTAGAAATTATTATGTCACCAGGATTTGTTAATCAAGGAATAATTTCTTGTGAAGGTGATAGAGTTGCCAATTATATAAGAAAAGGTTTAAAAATCGGTGTATCATCAAGAGGTGTTGGTTCTTTAGAAAAAGAGGGTGGTAAGAATATTGTTCAAGATGACTTTGAATTAATTTGTTGGGACATAGTTACCTCACCCTCAACTCCAGGATCTTGGATTTATAGTGAGGAACCTTCTGTCGAACAACAAATGTCAGAATCTAAAATAAAAAATAAAGATAATCTATTAAAAGACTCTTTAAATAATTTTTTATTGGATTAATAAAAAAATAACACTTTTTAAAAGTATTGCATATTTATTAAGAAATGCAAATAATTTTGCGTTATTTAATAATAAATAAAAACAAATAAAAAAAGAAAAAATGGCTGAAAAAAAGAAATCAATCATCGAAGAGGCTTTACTAGAAGCAAAGTCTTTAGAGGATGCCTTAAAAGCCAACACGAAAGAAATACTTGCGGCACATATGTCGAAAGAAATTGAGAGCATCGTTGAGTCGTCTTTAAAAAATAAAGATGAGAAAAAAGAAGAACCAATCTCCGAAGAAGATGACGAGATTAGTGTTGACGATGTAGAAACTAAAGGGTCCGATGATGATGAAGAAGACGTTAAGTTAGATCTTGACGATGAAGAAAACGCTGATGATGATGAACTACAATTTGGTAGTGATGATTCTGATGAACCTAATAATGAACCTAAAGTTGATTTAGATTTAGACACCGACCTAGACTTAGATGCTGGTGAGGGAGACGATGATGATGACGATGATGATGAAATTGGGTTAGGTTTTGAATTACCTGCTATGGGTGCAGAAGATGACGAAGAAATTTTAGACTTAACAGGTGCTTCAGACGAAGAAGTTGTTACAGTATTTAAAAAACTTTCTGACAATGACGAAGTAGAGGTAGTAAAAGATCAAGGTGGAATTCATCTTAAAGATAATGGAACGGGTGCAGAGTATTACATTAAGGAATCTATGGAAGAAGGATGGAATTCTATGGAAGAAGGTGAACAATGTTCTGAATGTGGTTCAGGTACTATGTACGAAGATGAAGAAGGGAAATACTGTTCCGAATGTGGTGCAGGTGATTCTCAAGATCAAATCGTATATGAGATTGAACTAGACGAACCTTCAAGTGAGGAAGACGGATTTGAAATAAAAAATTGGGACGATGCGTCTAAATGGCTTAGAGATACGCCAGAAGGAAGACACGCAGGAAGTAGACCAATTGAAGATTTTGAAGAAGGTGCTTACATTGAAGAAGATAAGTTGCAGAGACACTCTAGAACTAATGGTAAACAAAGATACCACGGTGCTAGATTAGCGGCAAGAGAATCGAGAACAACTAGTAAACCTGTAGTTCGCAGAGAACCAACAAAAAACACAGTTTCCGAATCCAAAATAATGAGAGAATACAGAGAGTTAAAATCTAAAAACGAAGAGTATAAGAAAGCACTCAATGTATTCAAAGAAAAACTAAACGAAGTTGCGTTGTTTAACACTAACTTAGCATACGTTAATAGATTATTTACTGAGCATTCAACTACTAAGAAAGAAAAAATGGAAATTCTTAAGAGATTTGATAACGCTGAGACAATTAAAGAATCTAAAAACATCTACAAAACTATTAAAACGGAATTAGATTCTAAATCCCCTATTAATGAGTCAGTAGAAACTAAAGTTAATAAAACAATACAATCTTCAAAATCTACTAATTTGAATGAGTCTACTGCATATGTAGATCCACAAATTACAGCGATTAAAGATTTAATGAGAAGAATCTCATAAAAATAATAAAATAACAAAATTAAAAATAAAATTAAAATGGGACATTTGTTAAACTCAGGTGAAGTCGGAAATATCGGACTAGAACACCTAAAACAAATCAGATCTAAAACAATTTCTAAATGGAACAAATTAGGTTTCTTAGAAGGTTTAAAAGGTCACGTAAAAGAGAACATCGCTCAATTATATGAAAACCAAGCATCTGCATTGTTGAACGAATCAACAGGAGCAGACTCATCAGGATCTTTCGAAACTGTGGTTTTCCCAATTGTGAGAAGAGTATTCTCTAAATTATTGGCTAACGATATCGTATCAGTACAAGCGATGAACATGCCAATCGGTAAATTATTCTTCTTTGTACCTAAGACATCTGATGGAGCATTTCCATTGAATGGTTCTAACAACGGTGCTAATGGAGCATTACCAGAATGTACAATCTCTGCTTGTGGTGACACAACTTTGACTACATTCCAAGAAAAATCACTTTATGATTTATATTATAATGATGGTTTATATGATGCATCTAAAGGAAGTTATACTGTATTTTCAACTACAGGTTATCAAGGTGTAATTCTTAACGCTAACGGTACTAGTACTGTAACTGCATTAACTGCACAACCAAAAGCAAGTGACGGTTCTTTCAGAAACGTTAAATTACGTGTTACTGGTTTCACATCCACTAACGCAGGTAGATTAACTGGACCAGATGGTAACGAAATGGATACTGAGGCATTCTTAGCATCTTTAAAAATTGTTACTACTCCAGCAATCAATGATCAAGACGGTCAAAATATTATCGCAGCAGGTGCTGAGATACCATTTAGATTGGTAACACAGAAATACGGTAGAGGTATCGTAGATTACGGTCAAGATATCTGTGATACTGACGGAGGTTTATTGGTTGAATTAGATTTAACTCACCCAGCATGTATTAGTTGTTCTTCAGCTAATTTTGATGGTTACGTTGGAGCTGCATCAGCAACTACGTTCACAGGATTAACAATCTCTTGGAGACAATACCAAACATTAGAATACGCTACAGAAATGGGTGAGGTTTCTTTTGAATTGGATGAAGTAGTTGTTTCTGTAACTGAGAGAAAATTGAGAGCAACTTGGTCTCCAGAATTAGCACAAGACGTTAGTGCATTCCATAACATCGATGCAGAAGCTGAACTTACGGCTCTTTTATCTGAGCAGGTTGCTGCTGAGATCGATAGAGAGATCTTAAGAGACTTAAGAAAAGGTGCGGCTTGGCAATTGAGATGGGATTACAACGGATGGAAGAGAGCTAACTCTGGTGGTGGTTTCAACGCATACACTCAAAAAGAGTGGAATCAGACGTTGATTACTAGAATCAATCAAGTTTCTGCACAAATTCACAAATCAACTTTGAGAGGTGGCGCAAACTTCGTAGTAGTATCTTCTGAGATATCAGCAATTTTTGATGACTTAGAATACTTCCACGTATCTAACGCTTCTCCAGAGCAAGATCAGTACAACATGGGTATTGAGAAAATCGGTTCATTAGGTGGAAGATATACTGTATATCGTGACCCATATGCACCAGCAAACTCAATCATCATTGGACACAAAGGTAAGTCATTGTTAGATACTGGATACATTTACGCTCCGTATGTACCATTACAATTGACTCCAACATTACAAAACCCATTCAACTTCGCACCAACGAAGGGGATTATGACTAGATACGCTAAGAAAATGGTTAATAACCGTTTCTATGGTGTAGTAACAGTTGACGGTGTTGTAACATTCAATATCAACGAATTGAGATAATCAATTAAAATTTGAATAATAAAAAGGGTAGAGTTTTCTACCCTTTTTTGTTTTATAGAATATTTATTATTATATTTGTAACCATGAGAATAAAGAAAAAATATGTATTACTTGAATCGTTGTTAATTGACGTAAGTAGTGAATTTAGTGATAATGAAAAAAGAATACTAAAATTAATACACAAAAAATATAATAAAGAAAGAGAAAATTATAATTATAGTCTCTACGATGTTGCTGCATGGTTAATAGAAGACTTTGATTTATCATATGAAGATGCGTTTGAACTATCTAAATCTTATTTTTGGGAGGGTCGTAGATTGTTTAGTGAATATGAACCATTAAGAAAAAAATGGCCAATCGCTGAGATATTTTTCAATAAACTAGGTGAATTTAGTGGTGAATTTGCCAAATCATTTCCTAATGATATATATGGTACTTTAGAAGTTAAAATAAAAGATGACGAAGGGTTTAATGATGTGAGAGATGTTAGAATATGGGGTGGGTTTAACTCACTATCATTCTATTTAAATTTTCCATTTTATAGAATATATGACGGTTTTAGAAGTACCTATATTGGTGGTGAAAGTTCTGATGCAAGACTTATAAGAGTAGATATTGATTTTAAACTATTAGGTGATGATGGTAATACTATCGACGCACCTCGATGGAGAACTGAAGAATATGAAAGTGGTAGTATTAATTTAAATGAATTCTTAGTTTCTGTAAATTATAGGATTGGTTCGGGTAGTAGTCTAGAATCTAAAAATTTAATGGAGTTTAAAGTTCCGTTCCCAAAACCTCTAACTAAACAGTCAGTTATGGATATATTTAAAAAATTAACAGAGGACGTAATACAAAAAATTCAAACCACTACTTTTGAACTACCCGCAGGTACTGAACCAATAGTTGTTAGTGCAGGTAGTCAACTTGATTAACTATATTAAATTTCATAGTATTAGTATATGTTTTAACTAATAGATTGGAGGTTAATTTAATATCTATATAATATTCATTCGGTATCATCCAAGAGGTGTCTAATACGAAGTAATTCTTAAGGTAAGTCCTATTAACATCCATCCAATCAATTACATTGACTTCGGTGTTACCTTCTCTAATCCACACTCTATATTGTAAACCATCAATAACAGAAGTTTGGTTTATGGTATATGGTTCCCTTACATTAACAAATACTTTTCTATAATCACCTCTTTTGATTTTCTCATCTCTTCTGATACCTGATAAATTAATACCATATTCTATCGGTAAGGATTCATCATCACCAAAACGATAATACTCACTATCATCTTTAATTTCAAATTGTAATGTTACGTTTGGACGATTAATACCACCCACTGCGATACCTGACCATGTATCTGTGAATATAGTACAATCAGATGTGGTGATAGGTACAAATAATTCAATATAATACACACCTTTTGTTTGTCTTACAACATTATTTTGGGTGTAAGAAGAAAATATTGCCCCACTACCATTTTTTACTACTACTGTTGGTTTGACATCTAAGTTTGTTGGTTCCCCACCTAAATTAGTGTAGAAGTATAATCTATTTAATTTACCTCTATAAAAATTCTTTCTATCATCTCTAATTGGGTTATCATAAACAGTTTCTACAAATGGTTCATAATAAGTTTGAGTGTGTCTAGTAAAGAAACCTACATATCTCGCAGGTACTACCTCCATCATTTCTAAAGACTCTTCAAAGGCAATCCCATAACCGTTATTTGTAGTACCTGTACCACCAGTTATTAAAAGATTAACTTCATCGGTAATATCCATCTCAATATTTTCACTACCCTGATCAAAGTGTTGGTATGTCACAGTTATTGCAGATGGTGAACCTGAATAAACACCAGGTTGTGACCATTGTGTTGATCCGCTAGAATATAACCAGTTACTTGCAGATTCTACAAATGTTATATTATCATATGGTTGTATACCTTCATATTGTTGATAATCGTAACCACAACCCTCATCCCAAAACTCATTTATTCTAAAAAGGATTAAGTTAAATGAAGATGTCCTTACTTTATTTTCTAATACTCTTTGTGCCTGTAAATCCCTATCGAAAAAAGAACTATTTGTCATTCTTAACGTGTGGGTTACGTTAGATAAATCACCTAACTCACCATTATTATATTTTGTCTTTAGATCAGAAACATCAAAATAAAATAAATGTCTCGTAAAGTCTAGTTGGGTGTCTTTACCACCATAATACAATTCAGCAATAGGATTTTTACCCGTATTTACTAATGTATTGTAAATAATTGTATTATCTTTATCGATGTAAGTTCTATATAGCATTTTTGTTTTTTAAATAAATATCTTAATTACTATTAATATTCTTATTTAGTATTTTATTTAAATCAAATCTTAAAACGTCTGTAGTAACTGTACTAGGATCAGCACTTAACCCGTGATATGGGTGTACGTGAAGTTGTACATATTTTTTAACCAACTCTAAAAATTCCATTAAAACATCACCATATACTAATGGGTGTGCCTCATTATTTATTTTTTGTTGTTCATCATCAGTAATCAATTCTTTAGGGTTAGCCAACTCAAAAGTATGTTCACCATCATGACTTATAAAATTAATTTTATTTGCAACAATATTAATTACACTACTTTTTTCACTTTTATTTTTTACTACTTTTAACTCTTTAATTTTTTTCTTAACTTCAACAGGTATTGCATCAAACATTGCGATACCATCATTACCTTTATAAATTTTTATTAAGTCAAATGCCTTTGATTTGATTTTCCATTTAGATCCTTTATTTACATCAATAAATACTTTTGCAGCAGATAAGGCTTGATCCCTAGATGTTGATCCAATAAAACTATCTTCATTCTCAAAAGAAGTTTTTAAATTACCTGTATTTGCGTCAGTTACTGTTATAAATAATTCTGTTCTATTAATATCATTTTGACTATATCTATTTTGTGGTAAATCACCTGATAATATAATGTTAGAATTGGTTATTGTATTCATAGTGACAGTTATTAGTGTGTCAGGAGAAGGTGTTACATAAGTAATAACTTCTTTTTCTTCCACTTCTCTTTTTAACTTTTCACCACCATACTTTAATTGTACATATCCTAAATTTTTATTATTAAATTTGTTTGGTTGACCTTCTATAGTTTTACCAACTCTTAACCACATTTGGTTATCTTTCTGTATAATATCAGTATTAAATCTACCCTGTAAAATTATGTCTTCTTCATTACCATATGCACCAATATCTAAATTAGGATCTTTTAATTTAGTATATCCATCAGGTAAAATAGACATTGCTGAATTATAATTCTCACCCTCAAGTTTAGTTGGTTGGGTAATTAATGGACCAATCCAAAAACGTTTATTTTTAAATGATGCGGTAGGAGATGAATCGTTGTGTTCATATTGAAAAACAAACACACACTCACCAACTTTAGGTAAGGTAACTAAATATTTTGGTAATAGTGGTACACATTTTATCAATGATGAATCACTCTCTGTGTCATCTACACCTGTTATCCTAACTTCTATTCTCCCAGATTTAGTGGTATCAACTACGGATACAACCTCACCTACCCTTATAATAGGTATTACGTTAGTATTAGTACTATCCTTATAATAATTATTCATTAATCTTCTCCTTTATATCTTTTTACTAAAACTTTATTACCATAATAATAATCCTTTTCAACCTCTTCTAATTTTTCAGATAATTTTAATATCCTATCTCTTAAAGAAATTTGTTCATGTAATAAACTTTCTAAATTCATCTTAATAGATGAATTACCCAAATTTTCCCAATCTATTATTTTTTTCTCCATAATTTACTGTGCAACACCTTCTACTTTTACTGCTTGGGTAGTAGCCCCCTGTACAACTATTGGTCCACCAGCGTTACCACCAGTCGCAGTTATTGGTACTCCAGGTGGGAATGCTGCCTCAACCTTCATTTTAGTTTTAATGGCATTAATTATTTCTTCAATTCTTATTACCTCCATCATTAAATCTTTATTTTCCGCACCACTGGGTAACGGACCAATGTCAATACCAATCTCTTTTTTTCTTTCGATTATCTTTGATGCAACGTCAATTGCACTCAAACCTTCTCTAAATTGTACCCCTATTAAAATTTCTTCTTTATTAAGTGGAGTTAATTTTTTTTGTACTTTAAACGCCCTTTTTAAAATTGCTGCAATTGCAACTAAAGTACCTGCAATACCCGCTGCCTTCGCTAATTCGTTGTTACTACCACCACATGATTCTGTTGCCATAATATAAAATTTTAATCACAAAATCTACCTTTTTTATTGAAGGATAAATTAGTATTATTTAAAGAATTTAAATTTATTTTATCTGTAAACCCACGAGCCAAATCTACTAAATCCTCACTTTTTCCAAATAACTCATTTACTTTTTCTAAATTTTCATTGACAAAACCAGGAAGTAAACTTAATTTAGATTTAAAATAATTTATATTTTTTTCTTTTATTTTTTTTGTTATAACACAAAGTATTAAATTCTTAAGTGCCTTTATAACCATAGGTAATAAAAAGTCATAAATTAATTTTCTTAAAATTTCTGCAATTATACAACGTATAATACATTCATATTCCTTCAAAATCTTTTTTACCGATATTTCTTTAACAGGTGCAGAATTTACTAAAAAGTAAAATAAATTTAACATCATTAAATTTTTAGGTGTTAAGACTATTTTGGTTAATGCTATCTGTAAAGCACTTATAAAATTGGCTAAGAATTCTGCCGACGCAGAATTTTTATCAAGATTTTTAACCCCATCCGTAGACTCACTTATTAACTTATCTAAAGATGAAGTGTAAGTATTAATTTTTTCTTGTAACGTAGACGCAGCATTTAGTTCATCACTTATAGATTTTACTGTCTCATATGATATTGAACTAGTTTGTTTACCACAACATTTAGTATATTGTTTTACACCTAATTTTTTTTGACTCGCAATTTTTTTTATGTTAGTTATTTGTTTAGTATCAAATTCATAAAAACTATCATCTAAACTAATTTCTGGGTTGTCAATACCGTTATCGATGTAATCACTAATTGCTTGTTCAGTTTCTACTGTCCATAATAAACATTCATCAGGTAAGTCT